AAGTTCATATTTTGACAACAAATATTTCAAAATCATCTTACAGATGACTAAAGAATATTATGTTAAGTATGAGTCTACACCTAACTTTGATACGTTGGAGCAGATTGTAAAATCTGAAATTTCTCAAGAACTTGTTGCTAAGATTGTACTTGACACTTTGAAACAAGTTAAGGACGCACCATTTGAAGGTAGTATATTTGTTCAAGAAAAAGCCTTGAAGTTTTGTAAACAACAAGAACTTCAGAAGGCTATGGACAGAGCTCAGAAAATTATTAATGAAGGAGACTTTGAGTCATACGATAAAGTTGAAGGACTTGTTCGTGAGGCATTACAAGTTGGAGAAAGAGATACAGGTTTAACTGATATCTTCTCCAACCTTGATAGTGTATTAGATGAGGATTTTAGACACCCAATTGCGATTGGTATACCTGGTATAGATAAACTACTTAAAGGTGGACTGGCGAAGGGGGAAATCGGTGTAATCCTAGCACCGACAGGTGTTGGTAAGACAACCATTTTAACTAAGATTGCAAACACCGCATTTAACCTTGGGTATAATGTTCTTCAGATATTTTTTGAGGACAACCCTAAAATTGTCCAAAGAAAACACTTTACCCTTTGGACAGGTATTGAACCTGATAACTTGGTTCTTCACAAAGAAGAAGTTATGAGTAAGATTGCTGAGATTCAGAATACGATGAAGAATGAGTTAATTCTAAAGAAGTTACCATCAGATTCAATGTCTATGTCTCAAATTAAAAATCAGATTAGAAAAATGATTGCCGATGGTACAAAGATTGATTTAGTTCTTTTAGACTATATTGATTGTGTGGTACCTGAAAGTACAAGTAAGGACGAGTGGAAAGCTGAAGGTTCAGTAATGAGAGGGTTTGAAGCAATGTGTCATGAATTGTCTTTAGTGGGTTGGACAGCAACTCAAGGTAACAGGTCTTCAATTTCATCAGAAGTTGTAACTACAGACCAAATGGGTGGGTCCATTAAGAAAGCCCAAGTAGGTCACGTAATCATATCGGTGGCAAAAACTTTACAACAAAAGGAAATGAACTTGGCAACAATCGCAATCACCAAGTCAAGAATCGGTAAAGATGGTGTTGTGTTTGAAAACTGTAAGTTCAATAATGAACTTTTAGAGATTGACACAGAGAGTTCAGTAACATTCTTAGGTTTTGAAGAACAACAAGAAGAAAGAAAGAGAGACAGAGTTAAGGAGTTGTTAGAAAAAAGAAAAGAAAGAGAAGAAAAAAAATCGTAACAAAAACAAAAAAAATTAATATGGAAAAAATTTTAGTAGAAAATCCTAATAGGTTTGTAATATTTCCTATTCAGTATGATGACATTTGGGAATATTATAAAATGCACCAAGCGGCGTTTTGGACTGCGGAGGAAATAGATTTAACAGAGGATATCAGAGATTGGAGTAATCTCTCGGAAAATGAACAATACTTTATTAAGAACATTTTATCGTTCTTTGCTGCATCAGATGGTATTGTGAATGAAAACTTGGCAGAAAACTTCTATAGAGAAGTTCAATATCCTGAGGCTAAATTCTTTTATGGTATGCAATTGGCTATGGAAAATATCCACAGTTTAATGTATTCACTTTTGATTGACACATACATTTCAAACGAAGATGAAAAGAATAAATGTTTTACTGCTTTGGATAACTTACCTGCAGTACAAAAGAAGGCTAAGTGGGCTTTAGATTGGATTGAAAATGCTTCATTCCAAGAAAGATTAGTAGCGTTTGCGGCTGTTGAGGGTATCTTCTTTTCAGGTTCATTCTGTTCAATCTTTTGGTTGAAATCAAGAGGTATCATGCAAGGTTTATGTAATGCAAACACTTTAATTTTTAAAGATGAGAACCTACATTGTGATTTTGCAATTCACTTGTTAAACAACCACGTTGAAAACAAACCAAGTGAAAAAAGAATTAGAGAAATTCTTTTATCTGCTTTAGAGATTGAAAAAGAATTCATTACAGAATCATTACCTGTATCACTTATCGGTATGAATTCAAACTTGATGAAACAATATCTTGAGTTTGTTGTTGATGGTCTTTTAATTAAGTTCGGTTGTAAGAAAGAATTTAATGTTGAACAACCATTCAAATTCATGGAACAAATTGCTATTGAAACAAAAGGTAACTTCTTTGAGGGAAGAACAGTAGAATACCAAAAGGCTAAATTAAACGAGGCAATCTCATTTGTCGACGACTTTTAATATTATAAAATTATGATGTCATTAAAGATTAAAAAAAGAGGGGGAGAGGACGTTGTGTTTAATCCACAGAAAATTTATAACAGAATTAAAAAAGCTGCGAAAGGGTTAAGTGTAAACTCTGATGAGATTTTCATCAAAGTAATTACGTCAGTTCCAACTGAGGGATATATAACTACTAAAGAATTAGATAAATTGGTATATGAGATTGCAGCTTCCTATACAGGTAGTCACTATGACTATTCAAGATTATCTTCTTCAGTCGCAATATCTTCGTACCACAAAGAAACAAATGAAAGTTTTTCTCAAACTATGAGATTACTTTATTCTGAAGGTGTTGTTAATGAAAAGTTAATTTCAATCATTGATGAATATGGTGATGAGAATATTGACAAAGTAATCAATCATGAAAATGATTATAACTTTGATTATTTTGCGTGGCGTTCATTGACTGAAATGTACTTGTTGAAGTTACCTAATGGTAAAGTTGTTGAAAGACCACAACATATGTATATGAGAGTTGCTCTATGGGTTACTAATTCATATGAGGAGGCAGTTGATTACTATAAGTCATTATCAGACCAACTAATTTCAAAGGCAACTCCAATTATGATTAACTCTGGAACTAAAGTTCCTCAGTTAGCTTCTTGCGTGTTACACTATAATAACTCAGATTCTCGTGACGGGTTGTTAAAAACCTTGAATGATATTTCAACTTATTCTTCGGATGCTGCTGGTATTGGTTTATCAATGTCCAACATCAGAAGTAAAGAAAGTAGAATCAACACATCTGGTGGATTCGCGGGAGGTTTATTAAAATACTTAAAGATTGTTAATGAGTCGTTGAGATTCTTTAATCAACAAGGTAGAAGACCTGGTAGTGCCGCTATCTATATAGAACCTTGGCACAAAGATATCTTTGATTTACTTGACATCAAGAAAAATACAGGTAAAGATGAATTAAGAGCTCGTGACTTATTTACTGCTTTATGGATTCCTGATAACTTCATGAGAGCTGTTAAGGAAAATTCTGATTGGTATTTGTTCTGTCCAAATGATATTCTTAAAGCAGGGCTTAAACCATTACAAGAATGTTATGGTGATGAGTACGAAGAAAACTATAACAAGGCAGTACAAATGGGTCTTGGTAAGAAAGTTAAAGCTCAGGAGATTTGGACTAAAGTAATTGAATCACAAGTTGAAACAGGAGTACCTTATTTATGTTCTAAAGATAGTGCAAATAAGAAGACTAACCACCAAAACATTGGAGTTATCAAACAATCAAATCTTTGTAATGAGATTTATCAATTTACTGACGAAGAAACAACGGCTATCTGCACATTATCTTCAATCGTATTAAAGAACTTTATTAAAGATGGTAAGTTTGATTATAAATTATTGATTAATGAAACTAAAAAAGTTGTTAGAGCGTTGAACAATGTTGTTGACATCAATAGTTACTCAACTGAAAAAGGATTAAAAGGTGGATTAGAACAAAGAGCAATTGCGATTGGTGTTCAGGGTCTTGCTGACGTATTCTTTTTGATGGACTATGTTTTCACATCTGAAGAAGCAAGAACTTTAAATAAGAATATCTTTGAAGCTATCTATTACGCAGCTATCTTTGAAAGTAATGACTTATGTAAGAGAGGTGTTAAACAGCCATATAAATTCTTTGAAGGGTCACCAATGTCACAAGGTATTTTTCAATTTGACATGTGGGGATTGAATGAATCTGATTTATTCTTAGATTGGGTTTCATTAAAAGAAGATGTTAAACAATATGGTGTATGTAACTCTTTATTTACGGCTCAGATGCCAGTTGCGTCATCCGCTAAGATTACAGGTTCATTTGAAATGACGGAACCAGCTCACTCGGCATTATTTAATAGACGTGTTGTGGGTGGTGAAATATTAATTGTTAACAAGTATTTGATTAATGATTTTGAAAAACTTGGAATTTGGAGTGAAGATTTAAAAAATGAAATCATTATGAACGAAGGGTCAATTCAAAATGTTAATTTTAACAACTATCTTGACACTGAAGATAAGAACTATGCTAAAAAGGTTAAGAGAATTGAACATTTGATTAATAAGTACAAAACTATTTGGGAGATTTCTCAGAGAGAACTTATTGATATGGCGGCTGAAAGAGCACCATTTGTTGACCAATCTCAATCAATGAACATATATATGTCAAATCCAACGTTATCAAAGATAACATCTTCACACTTCCACTCGTGGGAAAAAGGATTAAAGACTTTATGTTACTATGTTAGAACTAAGGCTATTTCAACGGGGGCTAAACATTTAGCGTTGGACTTATCTAAGATTGAAAAACAAGGGTCAAAGATTGAAACACCAAAAGTAGATTATCTTGAAACAGGTTTAACCCAAAAACCTGAAGATAGTCCATTTGAGTGTTTTGGATGTTCGGCTTAAAAATAATTAATAATCCCGACTAACAATCGGGATTATTTGTTTTTATGTATTTATAACAAAAAGTAGGATAGTATATTTATATATATGGCAAACGGTGTTACATATGGAATTAATTTCCCGTTCAGAGATTCTGTACGTGGAGACTATTTGGAGTTAACAGAATTAGAATCTCAACAAATAAAGGCTGACCTTGTTCATTTGTTGTTGACAAGAAAGGGTTCAAGATATTTTTTACCAGCGTTTGGTACAAGATTATACGAATTTCTTTTTGAACCTTTTGATGGATTAACCTTCAATGCTATTGAATCTGATATAAGAGATGCAATTGAAAATTTTATGCCAAATTTATTGGTAAATAGTTTATCAATAACACCTGCAGACCCCCAAGAAGAATTGGACATTGCAACAGGACAAAATACTGTAGGTACAAGTGAATCTTCAATTTATAGATTTCCTGGAAAGGGGACATCAGAGTATACTGCAAAAATAAGACTAGATTACTCAACTAACAACTCAACATTTGCTCAAAGCGATTTTGTGATTATCAATATTTAATATAGATGGCAAACAATA